GTTGGCGTGGGCCACAATCCAACATCTATATCTCTGGTGCGGTGCGTTGACTGCTGAAGCAGGTAGTACAAACGTCTGCACTTCGTAGCCTTCACCTTCCAGGTCAGCACACACTTGTTCGAATACCACTCCTTCTCTGATGCTAATAAGATTTCTGACATTCTCTCCAATGACGTAGGTGGGTCTGATTTCTTTGATAATTCTAAACATTTCAGGCCAGAGTTGGCGATTGTCGTTCGGATCTTGCTTTCCTGCGACACTGTAGGGCTGACAGGGGAATCCTCCTGTAATGATATCCACTCCTCTATATCCAATTGTTTCCACTCCGACATCCCTTACATCCTCGTATATAGGAACATTAGGCCAGTGCTTTTTAAGTACCTTTTGTGCAAAGGGTTCATTGTCACAGAAACCGACAGTTTCAAAACCACCAGTGCTTTCAAGACCAAGTGCGAAGCCACCGATGCCACTAAATAAATCCAAATGGCGCAATTTTTTTTTTTACTCATTGTCAACACCTATAGACTTGTCAAAAAGTTTCCTGGCATCATCGTTACTTGCAAAACCATATTCACTAGCAAAGTCCATTGACGATCCATAAACGAAGTTATCTAAGATCCCATTAGCGACAATTAGCATGCGAATATAATTAGGATTTTGTTCTGGTTTCAGCCATGTGTTGTCTTCTAAAACAAATTGAAGACCACCATCTGTTGCGTGTACTGTTTTTATTTTGTTGCTCATACTATCCCCCTGGGCAGCTTACGCTGCTGCCCCTTCACATGTTAAATTATGTCTAAGTGCCTGGTTTTTAATGTTGTGTAAATAATAATAAAGTTCTGTTTGTTTTGCTGGATAATATTTTCTACTTTTTCTGTCATCCTTGCTTGTAATCCCAAAAAAATCTGTAAGATAAATATCTCTAACCCTACCCTTAGATGAAAGACATATAAAACCACCGATGTTTTTATGTACAGCGTTTTCACAATAACCATCAATTTCTACAAAAATACATGAAGAATTTTTTAAAAATTTTATTGTGATTTTACATTTTAAATCTTTTGTAAGTTCAGCAATATCTACTAACTTATTGAATTGACCAAAACTAAGTTTTTCTCTTAGTACTTCTTCTGCATCAAAGTTTTGAAGTGTATTCGCAATATTGTTAAAAGATGCAGCACTCCAGAATTTATAATTATCTATAACAAAAATTCTGTCTTCATTGCCTTTTATTAAAGTATGATAAATATTTTGTTTGATTGTTTTTCTGTTCATTATTTTTCCCCTAAAGGCAGCTTACGCTGCCCCTTTCATTTTAAGTATCTTTGATTTTAACTTTAAAAGAGTATTGATTTTGTCATCATACTTTTTAAGATTTTGCTCAATATGTTGTGAGTTTGTTCCAACACCTTCTAGGTCATCTCTTGTGTCAGACCAAATTGTTAAAAATGATCTTTTATCCTTTGAAATTTCATTAATTTCATGTTGGATAATTTCTAATATGTCTAAATAATATGTGGTCATTTTTTTCCCTTTTGTATTAATTATCTTATAATATATATATGGGTATAAAAGTATAACTTTTCAAGGGTTTTACTAATAAAAATATAACTTTTATTTAACTTTTTTTATTAATTAATATTGGTGGGGCAGCAATCTGCTTATAGATAAAAGTTAACATTTAATATCCAACTACAAAATGTAACTACTGCCCCATAACTCTTTATACCATTCTTTAATCCTGGGATCACCATTTTTACCATGATGTTGTTTTAAACTAGGATTATAAGGACTACTAAACCATATTTTTTTTACCAGGTCATAGTGAAACATTTGATCGCCAGTAATACTTTCAAAAAATTTACTTTCATTACCAGTTCTATGCAGCTGTGAATGATGTTTATAACATAATGGTATTACATTACTGTCATCACTTCTCATGCTCATGCCCCTAGTGCCAAACATTGGTTTTAGTAAATGATGCGCTTGTACACCATATTCACAACCACCATACTGGCGTAAACAACATGGCATTTCAGCAACATACTTTACATGTTTTATATTTTTTTGGCGTTTAGGCATTTTTTTAAACGATCAATCTCTTCACTTAATTGCTGTTGTTTTTTTTCTTTTTGTTCTAACAAGTTTAGTAATGTTCGTGTTAGCTGGTCTACTCTGCTTGTCAAAAGATCCTGGCGTTCTTGTAGTATCTTTATTTTCTTGTTTTGAAACATCTAGTAACTCTCTTAATGGTTTAATAACATCTTCAAGCATAGCATCTTCCATACGCCTTATGTGATTTTGCAACATTTCTTTTATTCTCATAATTTCATTGCTCTCCAATTAGCGTTTAAAGATTGCCATGTAGATATTTTAACTGAAGCTGCTTCACGTTGTGCAGCCAGTACTTCATATGTTTGTGTAGCTTTACCTATTTTAAATATTTGATCTCTATATTGTTTTGATGCATATGCTTCACGTTCTTGCGCACCTATAGGTAAATCTGCGTGTTGTTTCATAACTACAGCTTTTATATGTTTAAGCATAAATTCTTCTTTTAATTTTTCTGCTTTAGCTGCTGCTATTTCTTTTGCCTTATCACGTAAAAATGTAAGCGCTCTTTCAACATCTTCATCACTGATCCAGGCTGCATTTGTTTCATGTAGTTGTTTCATTAGAATGGTATCTCGTCATCTAAATCACCAGCGCCACCTTCTGGTGCTTTTGGCAACTCATTACTCATGTAACCAACAACTTGATCAGCTATTTCGTCAGAAGACTTATTGGTATCTAATACATCTTTAATACTAGGTTGTATGCCTGTTGATGCTTTAAGTGATGGGAGTTTTGTTTGTGAACCCTCTGTTTTGCTTTCATACAATTCACTATCATGTGAAGCCATTAATTCAAATTCTTTAGTTTCAACTTCTGTCCATATAAGTTTCTCACCATTTTTGCCATCATAGTCACGTTGTTTTATTTTACCAGAAACAAACAATTTACTACCTACTTTTATTTTTTCTAAAATAGCAGCTGATACTGGACTATTACCTGGAAGTATTTTGATGTTAATAAAATCTGTTTTTTTATTAGTTTGACCAGTTTTATAATCTTTCCAGGTATTATGTATAGCTAATCTACAGTGATATTCAGATGTATTCCAGGGTGTCTTCCTATGTTTTAATTCATTAGCTACATTACCTAATAATCTTACTTCATTAAAATCTCTCATTATTTGTTATCCTCTGCTATTGTTCTGGCAATTTCTTTTGCTTTATCAGAATTAAATTTTTCTTTATATTTATGCATAATTTTTAATTTACTTTGGTAGTCTTTAGCGTCAATTAATTCTTGAGTAAATTTGTAAATATCAGATAACTCTGTTGGTAATATTGTCATAGATTGACCAAAATTATTTGTTGCTATTTCTGTCCATTTAAATAAATCATTTTCGTTTTTAATTAATCCTGTGTCAAATGCACCTTTAACAACTACGTTAATATGTATTTGCATCTGCATCATTTCGCTGCCATTAGGCGCAAACGGTAGTGAATATGTCATTATTTTTCCCCTTTTCCATATATCTCTTTAAGTTCATTATATAAGTTTTTTAAAATGCCATTACTGTGTTTTATTGTTTCTTGTTCAATATTTATTGGGTCTGGTTTTACAAATATTGTTTCTAATTTATTTTGTATTTTATTACTTGGTAATTTAAAACCGTTCTCAATTTTAGATAAATACACAGTAGATATTTCAGCCATTTCACATAAGTCTTTTTGACTAATACGTTTTTCTTTACGTTTTTGTTTTACCCATTGACCATATTGGTTTGCATGAGCAGCTATTTTTGTTTTTTTTGAATTGGCTGCAATTTTTTTCATTTCTTCTGTTGTTAAATTTTTAGACATTATTGCCCCCCTGTGATTGCCCAGAAAATTAATATAGACCATTGAAACACTGTAAGAGCAAATGGCGCTAACATAATTCCTAATAAACAAATTAATAAAAATTCTACAAATCTAGGCATTATATTTTATTCATATTTATTTTTATGTAATCCATAAAATTATTTATATGCCCTTCTGCTTTGTCTAAATCATTTATAGTTAAATTTATATCGTGTGTATTTATATCCAGTTCTATTTTATCTAAACCAGATTTAGCAAATTGTTCATAAATATAATTAACTGCATCTTGCATTGATGACTTAGCAGATAATATATTTTGAATGTTTTGTTCTAAAGTTAAGTGATAAAGATTTATTATTTTTAAAACTTCATCACGAGATAGATTTTTATCAAGTCTTTTATTTAAAAAATCATCCTGTCTTTTTTTATCTAAATTAATTATAGTACTCATATTTTAATCCCTTTTTTTTTGTAATAATATTATATGTAATGTGTAAAAGTATAAATTACAAGTGTATTATTATATAAATTATTAAAATAATATATGAAATAAATAATTTTTTATTGATTTAATTTTTAATAAAATATAAAAAAAACAGTACAGGAAAATATTTGCAAAATGTCAAAATATAAAAATAAATATGCCTTTTATAAGGGTAAAAGATTTGACAGTAAAAAAGAAGCAAATCGTTTTTTGGAACTAAGTTTGTTAGAGCAAGCAAAACAAATAAGTAATTTAAAATGCCAGGTTGCTTACCAACTTAAAGTAGATCAAGTTATTATTGGTAAGTATATATGTGATTTTGAATATGAAGAAAAAGGAAAAACAGTTACTGAAGATGTTAAGTCAGCTTTTACAAAAAAATTACCATTGTATAGATGGAAAAAAAAGCACTTCCAGGCGCAATTTGGTCGTGAGGTAAGAGAAACATGAATAGAATTAAATACTTCAGTTCTGGTGACAAAAATATAATGTATAAAACTATGGGAAAAAGAAATGAGTGTAAAACATCTAAACTGGGCGTGGGATCAGCAAGTGAAAAATCCGACAACCAAACTAATATTAATGAAACTTGCAGACGGAGCAGACGAAAGCAATCGAAGTTGGTACAGCCATAAAACATTAGCTATTAAATGCGAAACATCTATTTCCAGTGTAAGAAGGCATTTAAGTTATTTAAAAAAATTAAACTTAATAAGAATAGAACATAGGATTAGAACAGAAGGTATAATGAAGGGATCACAAACTTCTAATTACTATTACATTAATATCGATACGCCTGTTCAAAATGAACACCCCCCCTGTTCACCAGTGAACACCCCCCCTGTTCATAGCTATGAACAACGAACCATTAATAAAGAACCATTAAAAGAACATATATATATAAATGAGGAAAAAATGAATAAGGTTATAAGTGAAACTAAAGTAATAAATGTAAGACCAGAAGATATTATGTTTGACGAATGGTGGGAAAATGTTCCTTTCGAAACGAATAAAAATGCTTGTAAATATTTATACAGAAAAGCATTACAAAGAGCAGAACATAAAGATCTATGTAAATCTGTAAGGGATTATTATGACTATTGTATTAAAAGTGATAAAAAACGTACATACTGGATAAGACCACATAATTGGTTAAAAGGCGAATATTGGCTACAAAATATAAACGATGAAGAAAAAAAACCTTCTGAAATTGGTTTAATAAAAGCAAAAAAAGAAGAGTATGGTCATTATTATGCCTGGAGAAAAAGAGTTGAAGATTGGTTAGCAGATGGTTTTTGGTTAGAAAGAATTTGGGGAGAAAGACCAGATAATATAAAAACAAGTGTACCAGCAGAATTATTAAAGGAGTTTAAAATTGGCAAATACAAACAGTGTAGTAGTACAAAAGTTAGCTGAAAAAATGAGGGAGCAAGTTAGATGCCCTCATTTATGTGGATCAGAATGTTGCGCACCAGAATGGGAAAGTAGAGGTGATCAAGCTGTTCACATGAGAAATGCTTATTATAAAGCAGCAGAAGAAGTAATCGAATTTTTAAATAATGAAACTACAGAGCAAAATAAACAAATACAAATGTTAGTTAATGAAGAACAAAAAACAAAAAAAAGTACTACAAAAAAATCTGGGGATTGATTGGTCTACTGGTCAATTAAAAACTAGAGGTGGAGAATGGGTTGATGTTGGCGCTAGAACTAGACAAATTGTTTTTAAAGTTTTTCAAAAACATGCATTAGATACTTATGAAGCAAAAAATTATTTAAACAAATATGAAATATCTGCTGGCATTGCATTTAGAAATGATTGGGAAAAAGGTATTGGCACTGGTGTTAAAAGTTCAGAAATTAGACAATTATCTGGTAGAGGATTACCACAACAAGAAGGTTTATCTATAGCGAGAGAAAATATACATAACTGTTTAAAAAAATTAAATAATAACCAACGATTAGTTGCTGTAAATGTTTTAGGTTTTGGTAACTTTGCAAACAATACAGAACTATCACCAGGCAAAACAGCTGGTAGGAATGGAATGAAATTATTAAAAGAGGGATTACAACATATAGCTAATTTTTATAAAATTTAACACAAGGTATTGCGTTTTACGCAGCTATGGTGTAGGTATTTATTAACTTAAAATTATTGACTGTAAATATTTCAGACAACATTTAATAGAAATCATATTATTTTTCCCACTCTCAATAATTTTTGTTACTTATATTAAACTTTATTCCTAGCGTGTGTAAAATGCGTTAGGAATTTTTTTTTAGGATATCATGGGATTATTTAATTTAGACAGCAGTGATCAATACAGAGGTGCAATACTGCCTTTTAGAATTACGTCAGAAGGCGAAAGAAAGTTTGCAGCACCGTCAATGATTGTTGGTCTGTTAGATGAAATAATGGACGCTGGTGAAACAATAAATCTAGGAATGACAGGGCAGTTAGATCCAGGTGACCCAGACACAATAGACCGTGTTGTAAGATTAGGTATGCTGCAAGGTGGTGGTGGATATTTAGGTGGACGCTTTTACAATCCTGGTGGTGCGACATTGGGAATATTTGCTGGCGCTGATGCAAAAACAGCAAATAAAGAATTAATGAAAGAACCACTTGAAGAAAGTGTTAAAAACTTATACGAAAATCCTTTAGATCTGGCAAGACGTATGGAATTACGTCCAGATAATAAAATGTTATTGAAAAAAGCTGAAATACGTCCAGATCAAGTTTTCAAAGAAACTGGTGTATTTACGTTAGGTGACGGCAGACTTAGATTTGAAATAGATGACCGTAACATGAAAAATGCACTAGACGATGAAACTTTAAAAAAAATATTTGAAAGTAATTACGGTACTGAAGTTATTAAAAGTCATCCATTGGATGCAGTTCCAACAATAAAACCAAATTTGAATACACCCATATACAACATTGAAGAAGTTATAAGTCACCCAGAATTATTTAAAGCATATCCACAACTTAAAAACATAGAAGTGCAATTTGTAAATGACCCTACAAGGGGATCTAGTTTTGATCCAAACAAAAATTTAATGAAAATAAATGTGTCTAATTTACCGTCACATGGTCTTTTATCAAATAATGGAATATTTATACAAAGGGAGTTTGACGATTTTAAAGATGAAATTTTAGATGTAGCTGTACACGAATTGCAACATGCCGTGGATGTTATAGAGCAAATGCCTAGTCCTGGTGGCAACACTCGTAAAGACATTGTTGAGCCATTACTAAGAAAAGTTGAACAACCAGCTGCTGGCTACAGGGATGAAAAAATTGCTGCCTACAATTCATTTAAACAAAACTTTGAAGAATTAGAAAATCTTTCTACTGCAAAATTAATAAAACAATATATAGAGAAATCAAAAAAATCTAATATAAAACCAAGTGAACTAAGAAAACAAGGTGAGTTTTACAGATACTCAGATGATATAAGAAGTGAATTAGGAGCGCCACCCAAAAACCCTGGCGCAGAGCGTGACGCTTATTATCAAGAAGCATTTTTTAGACTAGCAAATATGATAGCAAGAGATAATCCAGGCGCACGTAGTCTCCTTAACATGGAAACCAAAAATATAGACGCTAACATTAGACGTTTACAAAAAGCAGTAAATGCTGACCGTCCTGGCTATGAAGAATTTCTTGATGCAGACGCATATTATAATGCGATTAGAAAAAACTTTATAAAGCCAGACATAGACAATTCGTTAAAAAACTTTGACATTTACCAAAACATATTAGGTGAACAAGTAGCACGAGCAGTACAAGCCAGAAGAGGTGCAACAAGAGTTCCAGGTTTATTTGGTTTAGATAAAAAATTATTTGAAAGACCAGAAAATCCATTAGATACATTTACAAAGTATTATGAGCCTGGTAGTCGCATGGAAAATATGCTTAAAAGAAATCCACTTAATAGAGTAGGATTAGAGAATATGGAAAATCCACCAGTATTAGGATTAACTGGAGCATTTAAATAGGAGATACTTATGGCAAAAAGAGGAAGACCTAAGAAAGTTAAAGAAGATCCAAATGAACAATTAGGTAAAGCTATTTATTCTGGAGCATTTTTAAATAAAAATATTGAACATCCAAAAGTAAAAAAACATAGACTTAAATTTTTTGATTGGTTACAAAATAAAATTAACACTTGGACATAACAAAATTAATACCAACAATCCTAAAAGGACTTGGCATGGCAGCAAGAAAAAACTATTTAAAACTTACTGATGAACATAGAGCAAAAATAAAGACAAGTATGCTCTTAAAACGATTAGAAAACAATGCTTTAGGTTTATTAAAAAAACCATTAAGCAGTGATGAAATAAGATCTATTGATATATTATTAAAAAAATCTATGCCAGATATGCAACGTATAACGCATGAAGGTAGTAATGAACAACCAATGAAGATTGACTTTTCATGGCAGCCACCGAAAAAATAATTATAGATTACGCACCAAGAAAATTACAATTAGAAATACATAATTCTGATAAGCGTTTTGTTGTAGTTTGCGCTCATAGACGTTTTGGCAAAACAGTGATGGCTATAAATGAATTAGTCAAAAGAGCATTAAGTACTAACAAAGAAAGATTTAGAGGACATTACATAGCACCATTTTATAGAATGGCTAAACTAATTAGCTGGGATTATTGTATGGAGTTTTGTAAAAATATACCTGGCGTACAATTTAATCAAAGTGAATTGCGTGTAGATTTTCTTAATGGCGCTAGAATACAATTAGCTGGATCTGAAGCTGGTGGTGGTGATGGTGGTAAACTAAGAGGTCAATACAGTGACTTTGCAGTACTAGATGAAGTAGCAATGATGCCACCAAACTTTTGGACTATGGTAGTTAGACCAATGTTAGCAGATAGAAAAGGTGGTGCATGGTTTATATCTACACCACAAGGGCATAACGCTTTTTATGATTTATTTAGATATGCTACAGAACAAGATGACCCAGAATGGTTAGGCGTTAGATTTAAGGCAAGTCAAACAAACATAATAGACAAAGAAGAATTAAAAGCTGCACAAAGATTAATGTCAAGAGATGCGTTCTTACAGGAATTTGAAACAAGTTTTAGTGCTGCCATTGTAGGTGCATATTATGCTGATGAATTACAACAAATGGCAGATGATGAAAGAATATGTTCTGTACCATATGAAGCAGCTGTACCAGTTCATACTGCCTGGGATTTAGGCGTATCAGATGCAACAGCTATTGTATGTTTTCAATTAGTTGGAAGAGAAATAAGAATAATAGATTACTACGAAAGTTCTGGTGTTGGTCTACAACATTATTTTAAATGGATAAAAGAACAACCATATGTGTGGGGAGAACATATATTACCACATGATATTAAAGTAAGAGAATTAGGTAGTGGTAGAACTAGATTAGAAACATTGCAATCATTTGGAATTAATCCAACAATATTACCTAATGAAAGTGTAGAAGATGGTATAAATGCTGTAAGAGGTATTTTATCCAGGGTTTACATAGATCAAAAAAAATGTGATAGACTTATACAAGCATTAAGACAATACAGAGCAGAATACGATCAAAGATTAGGAACATTGAAATCAAAACCATTCCACGGTTGGGAAAGTCACGCAGCAGATGCTGTTAGATATATGGCAATGGGTTTACCAGCTGGTGGATCTTTTGGAACTGATTGGGGAAATAAACCAAACATAGACAATTCATGGATAGTATAATGGATGACTTAAAAATAATAGGATCATTAAAAGCTGAAATGCGTGACACTATTGGTTACGATGCAGATGAACTTATTGAAAGAAGAACTGAAAATTTAAAACGCTACGAAGGTGAGTTAATTGGTGACGAAAGATTTGGTAGATCACAAGTTATTACCAGGGATGTATTAGAAACTGTAGAAGGTGTAATGCCATTCTTTATGCGTGTATTTTACTCAAGTGATGATGTAGTAAAATTTGAACCAGTTGCTGATGATGACATTGAACTAGCAGATCAAATGACACAATTTGCAAACCATGTATTAAAAAAACAAAATGAAGGTTTTAATATTATACATACATGGGTAAAAGATGCGCTTATAAGTGATATGGGTGCTGTAAAATATTACTATGATACACAAGAAGAAACACAAGTCGTATACTACGAAAATTTAACTGATGAAGAATTAACTGCATTAGAATTAGATTTTGTAAAAGACGTTGTAGAACATACAGAAAGAGAAAATCCAGAAGCTGTTCCAGAACCAATATTTGATGAAGCTGGTAATATCACAGATTATACACAGCCAAAATTACATGACATTAAATGCAGAAAAACTAAAAAAAGAAATAAAATAAAAATAGAAAATGTACCACCAGAAGAAATAATGGTATCTCGCAAAGCCAGGAATATGAACCTGAATGATTGTCCATACTTAGGACATAGAGTTAGAAAAACTGTATCAGATTTAATAGCTATGGGTTTTGATAGTGAAAAAGTTTTAAGTATTCCATATGGTGCAGATGAATATGACACTGACGAAAGACTTGAAAGATTTGATGATACAAATACTGCAAACGACAAAAAAGATACAGTAGATCCATATTCAAGAACAGTTTATGTAATTGAGCATTACATAAGATTAGACACTGACGGTGATGAATATGCAGAACTATTAAAAATAGTCACTGCTGGTGGCTATGACGCAATGGAGATCCTGGACATACAAGAAGTAAATGAAATACCATTTGCATTGTTTTCTCCCATTATGCTCCCACACAGAGTATATGGTCTAGGTGTTGCGACATTAGCCACTGAAATAGAAAAGCTGCACACAGCATTATTAAGACAGATGATGGATAGTCTTTACTTATCTACATCACCAAGAATGTTAGCAGTTGATAACCAGGTAAATATAGACGATTTATTAACAGCAGAAGTTGGTGGTATCGTAAGGGCAAAAAGATTAGATGCTGTAAGAGAATTACCAGTAAGTGATGTTTCAAGGCAAGCAATGCCAATGATGCAAATGCTTGAAAAGATGAGAGCGCAAAGAACTGGTGTTAATCAAATGGCTATGACATTAGATCCTACAATAGCACAAAACGAAACAGCAACTGCTGCACGTATTAATAATGATGCTGCCAGTGCAAGATTAGAACTTATGGCACAAACATATGCCGAAACAGGATTAAAGAGATTAGTCAAAGGTATATGTAAACTAGGATCAATGCACTATGACGAAGAAATGATGATACGTTTAAAAGGTAGTGCAGTAAAAATGAACCCTAGACAATTTAATTTAGAATTAGATTTATCAGTAAATGTTGGACTTGCTGGAAACAGGGAAAGACAAATACAAATGATGAATATGCTTATAGCTGATATGGGTAATATTTTTCAGTTAGGTGGTGCTGATAATATGATTGTAAATCCTGTTAATGTTTACCAGGCAGCTTTAGCAAAAGCTGATGCAATGGGTATTAAAGGCGCTGAAAGATTTTTTACAGATCCAGAACCTATGATGCAACAAGCAGCTGAAATGGCACAAAATCAACCACCACAAGAAAGCCCAGAAGAAAAATTAGCTAATGCACAAACAGAAGCAGCACGTATTGAAGGAATTACAGCATTACAAAGAATAAAGTTAGACGCAGAAAAAGCTATGGAAGATATAAGACTTAAGGAAAGAGAACTAGAAAGAAAAGAAAAAGAATTAGAAGTTAAAGCTGCTGCAATAGATGAAGACCAGGATATTAAACGTGAAGGTTACATGAAGGACATTAAGATAGCAGAGTTAAAAAATGGGTAGTCCAGACGTAAGAAATTTATTAACTGAAATACTGACAGAGCAAGCTGGTACGTATACGCCATACAATCCTACAATGGATAGGTTAGTTCCAACAGATCAAACAACCAAAGAAAAGATTACTGGTTTCTTAGGAGAAAATATTTTTGGAGGTGGTAGATCTGGTCAACGGCAAGCGCAAAACATAATGGATTTTGCTGACTTCACACCACTGTCACCATTGTATAATGCACCACAGGCATTTATGGATATTCAAGAAGCTGGTGGTTTGTTTAATCCAAAAGCAGCAACAATGCCAGCAATATTATTAGCAGCTGAATTATCTGGTACTGGTGGTCTGGCAAAAGGCGCTGCAAAAAAAGCAAAAAATATATATGATGCTGCACCATTTAGTAAACCAGAATATAAAGGTGCTGCACCAGACAGAAGTACATTTACATATTTAAGATATAAACCTAAAAACTTATCACCCAGGATGGTATCAGCATTAGACGCAATAAACGCACCTAACAGTAAATTTAAAGCAGAAATGATTGAAGACATAAAAAGAGGTCAAGAGTTAGGTGGTGACAGTTGGTATAATACTGAAGAGTTAAGAGATTGGTTTGTAAATGAATTGGGTGAAAAAGCTGGTGATGCACACTGGCGTCATTTTATGAGTTTAATGGGTACAACGTCACCTGGATCTAAAGTTGATGCAAACATAGGTAATGCTGCATATGTCAGAAAAAGATTACTTGATAATGAAATAGTACCAGGAACTAATAAAACTTATTTTCAAGCATTAAAGGATGTTACAAAATTAGAGGATGCACAAATATTAGCTAAAACTAGAGCAGAAGGTTTTGGTCATAAAACTGGTGGAGCGCAAGAAATGGCTACAGCACGATATGTGCAAGGTGAATATTCACCACGAACAGAACCTGGAGTAGCGCCAACAAAATCAAGTTTAGTAACAAATCCAAAGCCAAAAGGTTTTACACAAAGTCTTATAGGCAATCAAACAAATATAGCAGCAGATTTACACTTTACCAGGTACATGGCAATGGCATCTGGCAGTCCAGATTGGTTAGGTAATAGTGCAGACGTAGGTAAAGAATTTAAAGAAAATTTATTAAAACAGTTTCCAGAAGCAAAAAAATATTTTACAACACGTAAAGTAGGTGAAAAAATACAAGATGTTTTTGCCCCAAAACGTGCTGTTAAAGATGGTGTAGTTCCAATGGATGCAATAAAAGATCAACCAAACGTATGGACAGATAGACCAAATGACAATGAATATGCAGCTTTTGAAGAATACATTAGAGAACTTGCAGAAGAACTAGATATGACGCCATCACAAGTACAAGCAAACTTATGGATGGGTGCAGCAGACAGAACAGGCGTAGATCCATCTAGCCAGGGTACATTTATGGAATTACTTAGAACAAGAGCAGCTAAAAGAGCAGACATTGAAGGAATAACACCAGCACAAGTATTGCGTAATTTTATACGTAATGAAGGAAGTGGTTTATTAGCATTGCCAATAGCAGCTGGTGGAGCATACAATTTTTATAGAGGAATGGATGAAGAAAATCAGTAAAGGTGAAGCGCAACAAAACGCAGCACATGCAAGATCAATATTAGAAGATAGAGTATTCCAGGAAGCAATAAACGAATTAAAACAAACATACACTGACGCATTGTTAAGAGCGCCAGCTACAACAGATACAGATCGCATAGGTCTGGTAAGATTACGTGATAGCGTAAATATAGTGGATACATTTGTAAACCACCTGGAGCAAAGGCTAGTTACTGGCAACCTCCACGGCAAAGAAGCCGATAACATTAGAAACTTAAAAATAATTTAAGGAGAATATAAAATATGGCAGAGCAAACAAACGGCAATCCTATTACAGCGAACCGTGACGCATTAGATGCCACAGCACAGGCGTTTTTATCAGAAATGGAAAACAGTGATACTGTTCAAGCCAACGATAAACAACCCAAGCAACCAGCAACTGAAGTAGAGCCAGAAACATCAGAACAACAAGCCAATCAAGAAATTGATGACGGTTTAGAGTTTTTGAATGAAGAAAGTGATACAGAAGAAGCGCCCCTCGAAGACACAACAGAAGCCGAGGTGACAGAAGAAATTGATAACGCACCACGAGTAATTGACGAGAATGATCTGGAAAATTACAGTATTCTTACAAAAGTTAATGGTGAGGAAAAATATTTACCATTAAATGAAATACGTAAGGGTTATCAAATAGATGCTGTCAACACCCAAAAGTCCCAATCTTTAGCTGAAGAAAAAAAATTACTTCAACAGCGTGAAGACGAACTGAGTAAGGTGATCCCATATCTTAATGATGCTGCTAATCGATATACCCAGAAACTTCAATCTGAAATAATTGAACCAGACAAGACACTGGAGCAGACAGATCCAATTAAGTACAACCAACAAGTAGCTGATTATGTAATGAAAAATCAACAGCTACAGCAAGCTGAAAAAGAAGCACAGCAAGCGCAAGAATTAGCGCAACAACAAGCTATAAAGCAACACCAGGAAAGAGTACAATCTGAATATATAAAATTGCAAGATCGTATTCCTCATTTAAAAGATCCTGTAAAACGTCAAAAAATATCTAAAGAAATGGCAAAATATGCACAAGAGATTGGATATAGTGAAGCAGAATTTTCGCAGCTATATGACCATCGTGATGCCACAACTTTATTTAAAGCAATGCAATTTGACAGACTTATGGCTAGAAAAAAGACTACTCTAAAAGAAGTCGCACAAAAACCAAAGGTTGGAACAATTAAATCATCAGCTAGACGCAGCAATAACGAAATAGGTCAACAAAGATATAAGGATGCAAAAGCACGATTAAAGAAAACTGGTGACATTAAAGATGCAGCAGCAGTATTCCTTAGTCACGTTTAACTTAACCTCAATTTTATGGAGAATAAAATATGGCATTAGCTACTAACGCCCTTACTTCATATTCAGCTGTTGGTAATCGAGAAGATTTACAAGATACCATTTATTCTATCTCGCCAACTGACACGCCTATTATGAGTTCTATAGGGCAAACTTCAGCAGCAGCAACTACGCACGAATGGCAAACAGATGCCCTAGCGTCAGCTGCTACTAATAACGCACAACTTGAAGGTGATGAAATTTCTGTCGCTGCAAGTTCTGCAACAACCAGGGTAACAAATATTTGTCAAATTATGAATAAAACCGTTACCGTTACTGGATCACAAGAAGCTGTTAACAGTGCTGGCAGAGCGTCAGAACTGGCATATCAACTTGCCAAACGCAGTAAAGAGTTGAAGAGAGATATTGAAGCAACAATAACTGCAAACCAAGGGCAAACAGCTGGTAATGCAACTACAGCTAGAAAAATGAGAGGTCTTCCATCCTGGTTAGCTACAAACGTAAGTTTAAGTAGTGGATCTACTAATGGTGTAAATGCTTCTGGCGTTACAGCTGGTAGAACTGATGGAACTCAAAGAGCGCTTACTGAAGCAATATTAAAAGATGTTATTAAACAAGCATGGGATGAAGGTGGTGAACCTACTGTCGTAACTGTTGGATCTTTTAATAAAGGTGTTATCAGTGGTTTTACTGGGCGTTCACAAGCTAGACAAAATATTGCAGCAGACAGCATACAAGCAGCAGCTGCTTTATACATTGGTGATTTTGGAACTTACACAATAACTCCAAATCGTTTTCAACGATCAAGAGATGCGTTTGTTTTAGATCCATCAATGGCATCACTAGCATATCTCAGACCAGTGCAAACTATCGAGTTAGCAAAAACAGCAGATGCTGAAAAAAGAGCAATCATTACTGAATTGACATTAGTCATTAATAATGAAAAAGCTCATGGTGGAGCATTTGACTTAACAACATCGTAATTTCTGTCCTCCAGAAATATTAGGAGCGTCCTTTTGCTATTACATTTTAGGATTTTATCCCAACTTGAGGGCGCTCCTTTTAATAGGTAAGAATATGAAAAAATTATTAGACAAAACTGCAAACGGTCGTATCAACGAATATTTTGATTACGATCCTATTACTCAAAAAGTAACAATATATAGAGAAGAATTTGTAGATCCATTAGTCAATTTTTCGCAAGCATTACATAATGAAGCACCATTAGAAAAAGATAATAAATTAGCTGCGCTAGTTCCAGATCATGTATTAACACATGCATTACAAAATAAATGGGGCGAAGACGATTGGAAACGATGGGCAAATAATTCTGACAATGATAGATTACGTATTTATAAAGGAAATTTATAATGGCGTTAAATACTTACGCATTATTGCAAACATCAATAGCTGATCAATTAAATAGAACAGATTTAACAGCTGAAATAAAAGATGCAATATTACTAACAGAAAAAAGATTAAATCGTGTACTAAAATATCCTAAATTAGAAAAACGTGCTACAGCTACACTTAATGCAGAATTTGAAGCTGTGCCTTCTGATATGTTAGAAATGGTAAGTATTAAATTAAAAACCAATCCAGAAAGTACAGTAGAACAAGTATCATATGATCAATTACATGAATTAGTTCCATCAACTTCTACAGGCAAACCAAGATATTTTGCAAGGCAAGGTAAAGAATTAACTTTTAGACCAATACCAGATGCAACAGGATATACAGCAGAATTAATTTACCAGGCAGAAATAGCAGCATTGTCAGACAGTAATACAACGAATGATGTATTAACTGATTTTCCAGATTTGTATCTTTATGGATCATTAATACACATGGAAGCACATGTAAAAAATGATGAAAGAATTGCACTTTGGACAACACTTTTTAATGAAGCGTTGTTAGAAGCGCAAAAAAACTCCCAGGCAAGTAAATATGGTGGGGGATTACTTAGAATGAAACCAGGATTTGCAGTAACATAAGGAGAAAAAAATAATGTCTGCTTTAACAAATGACGCTGAGAATATTATGTTAGATATATTACTTGGCAAAAGAACTTCCCAGGACAGTAGTACTACCAGCACTGCTAATATGTACACTGCATTGGGATTATCAACATCAATATATGTTGGTCTTCATACAGCATCACCAGGAGAAGCTGGATCTACATCTAATGAATTAAGTGGTAATAACTATGCTAGAACTCTAGCAGCATTTGATGCAGCATCTAGTGGCGCTAGTGATAATAGTGGATCTGTCGAGTTTCCAATAGCTAGTGGAACTTGGGGAACAATATCACATTTTAGTCTACATACAGCGCAAACTGGTGGCACTATGTTAGTGCATGGTGCTGTTACAACATCAAAGTCAGTAGCAAGTGGAGATACAATACGTTTTTCAGCTGGTGACTTAGATATAAGTATAGACTAATGGCATTAGTAATAGCTGACAGAGTTAAAGAAACAACAACTTTAACTGGTACGTCAAACGCAATAAATCTAGGTGGCGCATTTACTAGTTTTGCAACTTTTGCAAGTAAATTATCAAATGCTGACACTACCTACTATTGTATAGAAGACACACAAGGGAATTTTGAAATAGGTTTAGGCACTTACAATAGTTCATCTAATAATATTGCCAGGACAACAGTTTTAAAAAGTAGTAACAGTAATACAGCTGTTAACTGGTCTTCTGGCAGTAAAACAGTTTTTATGACAGTACCAGCAGAAAAATTTATATTTAAAGATGCTACAGGAAATTCACCAGATGTAGTAGCAACAGCAATAACTTTTAGTATAGCATTAGGATAAAAAATGGCAGACGTTTTAAAATCTACAAATAAGCGCATAACGACAGCAGCTGGATCTTTATTTACTGATACAGTATTTCAAAGTCCAAGTGGTAAAACATGCACAATTATAGGAATTAATTTTGCAGCAATAACACAGAATACTGTACAGATAAGATGCACATTAGTTAAAAATGCAACATCGTCAGAAAAACATTTGATAGGTTTAGACACAGATCTACCAAACAAATCTGCAATATATTTTGAAAACAAGCACGTTTTAGAAAGCCAGGACAGTATAAAAGTCACTTGTAATACTGATGACGCAGTAGATGTAACATTGAGTTACCTGGAGCAATCGTAATGCCTTTTATTGGAAAAAAAATAGTACAAAACCAGGTCACTGGAACTGATATTGTAGATGGCACATTAGTCGCAGCTGATATAGCAGATGGTGCAGTATCAACAGCTAAACTTGCAGCAGACGCTGTTGATGGTACTAAACTTGCTGATAATGCTGTAAACAGTGAGCATTATACAGATGGAAGTATAGACACAGCACATGTAGCTGATGGAAACATTACAACTGCAAAAGTTGCCGATGATGCTGTTACACAAGCCAAAATAGCAGCAGATGCAGTAGGTACAAATGAATTAGCCAACGATGTAACTATTAGTACAAGTGGTGCAATAAGCACTAGCAACAATTTAACTGTCAGAAATTCAAGTACAACTGGAGCAACAATTAATGTTGGAACGACCAGTACAAGTGTTGCTAATGGTGGTTATATTGGTGGTATACTGTTTGATGCTAGTACAGCAAATTCTGCTGTTGCAAGAATACAAGTACTATCAAATGGGCAGACAGATGCTGGTAATACTGGAACTGGAGCAGATTTTTCTTTTGAATGTAGAGATAATAATCAATCATTTACTGAAAAATTTAGAATTACTGGTGATGGTAAAGTAGGAATAGGAATAAACGACCCTTCTCATCAACTGCACATAGAAAGCAGTGGTTCTAATAGCTATGCAACAATGAAACTAGAAGGTCAGAATAGAGGTGGTCAAATTGATATGTTTCAAAACACCCTTATTACCAACCAAATATTAGGTGACCAATCTGGAAATCTTTATTTTGGTTCAAGTGGTGGTTTTGGACAAGTAGCTATAGACAGCCAAGCATTTATGTCAGCTACAAATAAAGCCTTTGGTTTTAGAACATCAACATTCATTACAACAATGGCTGATGACACAATTAAAACTATAGTAACAAATGGTAGTGGTTTAATTATTGTTAGTAGTTACACTTATGGTCGTGTAGCCATTTACAAACATGATTATATAGGTGGCACAACACTTATGGTTGGAGATACACTTTATTATGCAACAACAAATACAGATGGAAAATACAGTGTTGAAAGTGGTTCTAATTCATATACAGCACAGTTAAGAAATAGGTTTGGTGGCAACGCAGATTTCAAAGTTATGTTTATAGGAACTTATCAATAAGGGAAAAGTTATGGCAATAAATAAAATACAAGTTTCAATGATTGAAAATGAAGAATACGAAGGTGCATTAAAGAAAAATGTTACATTAGATATTTTTGATGATGCTATCGAAGGTGGTTATTGTATCACTAAATATTTAGAAATCGTCAAAGATAAAACAGATGATGAATATGTCAAAGATGCTTATGCTTTAATGACAGACCAAATTACAGAATGGCAAAATTCTAAAAAATCTGTAGGTAAAACATTTAATCCAAATACTGGAAAGATTGAATAATGCCATATTTAGGAAGAGGATCTGATAACGGTTTTTCTATAAGAAACAGATATATTTTTACAGCTACGGCAAATCAACAAAATTTTTCTGGTGCAGACGCTAACTCAAACACACTTGCCCTGGAAGATGGGTTTTTAACAGACGTATTTGTGAATGGCATAATGCTAAAACCAACTACAGATTATACTTTAAATAATTCTACAAATACATTGTCACTTGTATCAGCAGCAGATGCTAACGAAGAAGTAACTATCCTGGTATATCAAATTTTTGCATTATCGGACGCAATGCCAACAAGTGGTGGAACATTTTCTGGTGCATTAACAAATAATTCCACTACTACATTTAATGATGATGTTACATTTACTGGTGCTAATTACAATGTCGTATGGGATAAATCAGATAATGCATTAGAATTTGCTGATGATGCTAAACTTACATTTGGAGATGGTGCTGATTTAACAATTAGGCATGATAGTTCAAACAATAGTACTTACATTGAAGAAAGTGGTACTGGTCATTTAATTATAAAAGCTGATGATTTATTCTTTCAAAATGCAGCTGGTACTCAAAATATGGCATTTTTTCAAGATGGAGGTGTAGTTCAATTAAGACATAATAATCAGACAAAATTTCAAACATCAAGCACTGGTGCAACTGTAACTGGAACATTAACAGCTACTACACTTGCTGGAACATTATCTACAGCTGCTCAACCAAACATAACAAGTGTTGGTACGTTAACTTCAGCTACAGTAAGTGGTGATTTAACTGTAGATACTTCCACATTAAAAGTTGATAGCAGTAATAATAGAGTGGGTATAGGTACTGCAACTCCAGCTTTTTTCACTGAAATATCAAATTCTAGTACATCAACAACTTTAACTGGATTAACTGATGCACAACTTGTTTTGGTAAATACTGGCACTGCTACTGCCAATCAATTTACTAAGATTGGTTTTAGATTTGCTGATGGTACTTATAATGGTCAAGCTATGATTGCTGGTGTTAGAGAAAGTGCAACATCAAGAGCAGTAGCTTTAGCATTGTATTCTGCTCCAAGTGCAGATGGTGACCCAGATGAAGTAATAAGAATTAGTAGTACAGGTAAAGTAGGGATAGGAACTACAAATCCACAAGACCCACTTCATACATATTTAGCAAGTGGTCAAAGAGTTGCAAGATTTGAAGCAAACAATTCTACTTCTGCACATATAGCCTTTAAAGCAAGTAATACATCTTTAATGCCTACAGTAGGTGTTAAAGACGAATCTTTTTATATTAGCACTGGTGATGCTGTAGAAAGAATAAATATTGATGGTAATGGTAGAGTTGCAATAATAGATTCTTCTAATACTGTTTTAAAACAAAATGATGCTTCTAACTTAACAGTTAATTGTGATAACTCTGGTGGTCTTCTCATTAATAATATTGGTCAAACAAATGGCGAATTTTCAAAATTACTTTTTGCTTCTCATGCTACTAATACTGCTTATCCAAAACAAGGGATAGGTGTTAAAAGAAATGGTGATTTTGGTGTTGGCGATATGGTATTTGCTGTAGACAGTAATGCAGATGCAAATGATGTTGATTTTACTGCTGATGCTAAAATGACAATACTTCAAGATGGTAGAATTGGTATAGGAGATAGTGGACAAACAAATGTAGGAATGACTTTTACTAAAGAAGTTAGTGGTGCAACTTTAAAAATTACAAATGCCACAAACGATTATGGAAGTAATAATATATGGTCTGTATTAGGTAATAACACTAATGATGACGGCTGTAATTTATACGCTGGATATTCAGCTGGTGGTCATAGATTTTTTGTAAATGGTAATGGAACTGTTCATAATGCTACTGGTGGTTATCATCAAATAGCTTCAGATGAAAGATTAAAATACGATATTAAAGATGCAAACTCACAATGGGATGACATAAAACAATTAAAGTTTAGAAATTTTAAAAAACACGATACAGATGATTTAGTGCTTTTAGGTGTTATTGCTCAAGAAGCAGAAAAGATATGTCCAAAACTTGTAATGGAAAGAAACCCATTAGAAACTGAAGTAGCATACAATTCAGAGTTTGGAACACTTTACACAAAAGATGATGCTGAAACTCAAGATGTTCTATTTACCAAAGATGACCAAGATGTAAAAGATGGAAAAGCAAAAGTAGGCGACCTTAAAACTGAAGCATCAAAAAATATAGGTGATGTTAAAGAGGTAAAATCAAAAGTAAAAGTGTTTAAAGACAGTATTTTATTTTGGAAAACAGCAAAAGCATTACAAGAAGCTATAGCAAAAATAGAAACATTAGAAGCTAAAGTAAAAGCATTGGAGGAAGCATGAGTTTAGCCAGGAATTTAAGTAAATTTAAACCATCATCAAGTGGTTTAATTGAAACAGATGACATTGCTGATGATGCAGTTACAAATGCAAAGGTTGGAGATGATATAGCTGTTGGTAAATTTATTACTAAAATTACAGCAAGTAATGATGCAACTGTTTCGTTTGGTAGTAGTTCAATAACTGATGATTTTGATATTTATGATGTTGTATTTCATAAAGTAAGACCAACAGCAAATGGTACTATACTTTGTTGCCGATTTGGATTAGATGGTGCAAGTGGATTGTCTACTGGTAACACAGATTATGGTTACGTTATGAGAAACTCCTTTTTAGGTACACCAAATAATGCTTATGGTGTCGCTTTTTCAATAGACAGTAACGATAACAAAATTGTTTTACACGCATTAAACGGAAATACAGATTTAGGTACAGGAAATGGAAGTGGTTTTAGTGGACATTATCGTTTTCACAATTTAAGAAGCACTGAAGATCTTGTAAGAAAAACGGTTACAAATATTGATTTAGCTATGCAAGGTCGATTTGCGTATGTAAGTACCTTTATTGATGATAATTTTATGGGTGCGTTTGCTTCAAGTTATACAACAAAAGTTGATGAAATTAGTTTTCATATGTTGTCTGGAAATATCAACACTGGAACGTTATCACTATATGGGATTAAATTATAATGAGCGAAGTTTTATATAAAAATGTAGATGGTGTTAGAACAAAATTAACTGATGCAGAAATTGAACAAAGAAAAAAAGATGAGCAACAAGCACTAGATGATGCCCCAAAATATAAACTTATGGAGATACGAAGCGAAAGAGAACCATTGTTATTAGAAGCTGACCATAAGATAAATACACTATTGGATAATGGTGGTGACGCAACTGCATGGCGAAAATACAGACAAGAATTAAGAGATATAACTAAAGCATCTGATTTAGATAAAGTAACTTTTCCAAGTAAACCAAGTTAAGGAGTAAAAATGAAAAATCAAAAGATAGACCAAAAAGTTGAAATGGATAAAATATGAGCGATAACGTAATAAATATAAACGGCAAGGATCATAATATTGATATTATGTCCGATCAACAAAAGTATTTAATTAAACAAATAAGATCTTTGACAGCAGAAGAAGAACGATTGTCATTTCAACTTGATCCAATTCGTGTTGCAAAAAATGCTTTTACAAATTCTTTAATTCAATCATTAGAAGAAAAAGATGAATTTAAAACAAAGGAAAGTACAAGTAATTAATGTTGGGTAATTATCCAATATCAGCACATTCAATATCTTCTGCTGGACACAGATCACAAGATCTTGTTGCAAGCATATCTTCTGCATTATCAGTATCATCATCTATTGTATTAATAAGAGAAAATGCAGCCAATAGACCTACAACCGTAGTAGGGTCAGCTACAATAAAATTAATAAGTGGTGCAGCTGCTAATGCAAGTTCTTCCCTGGCAATGTCTGGTGGAATGACAGCAACATTTTCTGGTGCTGCCAATGTGTCAACATCAGCGTCAACAACAGGCGCTGTAAAACTTATAAGAAACGCATCTGGCAATATACTTACTGCTGTTACCAGTTCTGGTGCTATAAAGTTAATTAGGGGCGTAGACGGTTCTGTGTCAGTGTCAGTTAATCAAAGCACTGATATGAGTGCAATATTGACTATTATAGGTAATGTGACAGGCACTGCGCCTATGACAGCTTTACTAACTATACTAGGTGACATATGGACAGTACAAAACGCAAGTTCTACATCATTTAGTACACAAGCAGCAGCCAGTACAAGTTATACACAACAAACAACAACAACTACTGAATATTTGGTACAATAATGGCAAGAAAATTATTTTCTATACGTGGATCTGAAATAACCGAAAGTGGCATATTTAAATCTACACATGCCCTGGACGCACCATTATGGAGAGATGGTGTAAATGTCATATTTAAAAACGGTGGCGCACAAAAAATAGGTGGAAGTACACAACTAGCTTCACAAAGTGTGACATCACCAGTTAGAGGTGCAGAAGCATATCAATTAAGTGATAATATACAAAGATTATTTTTTGGCACTACAGATAAATTATACATGTATGTACCTGGATCTGGCGTTACCCAGGAAGGCACTGGTTACAGTGGCAATGAACACGAAGGCGCTACAAGTATTGCAACAACTTGGTCGTTTACTTCATTTGGTGACATTGTTATAGCTACTAATGGAACGTCAGCACCACAAATTTGGAAACTAACAACTGATGCTTTTGCAGCATTGTCTAGTGAAACAGGGGCAACAGGCGTACCAAGTACAGCAGAAATAGTTATGCGTATTAGAGGGCATATACTGTTTTTTAATACAAATGCTGGTGACAATACAGTGGCATTTAGTGACGTAGAAAATCCAGCTATATATACAGCGTCAAGTACAAATGCTGCTGGATCTTTAGTTGTAAGAGATATGAATGGCGCAATAAAAGCAGCTGTGCCATTTAAAGATGGTGCGCTTGTTTTAGGCAAAGACCAGGCATTTATTGTAAAACATGTTGGATCACCATTCTTTTTTACATACAAACAAGTTACAACAGGAATAGGTGCTGTTTCAAAAGCAAGTGTAATAGTTGTTAATAATATTGCATATGGTATGGGTCAAAGAGGTATATGGCAGTTTGATGGATTAAATTACAGATATATTGATACACCAGCATTACAAGAATTTATCCAGGCAAATTGGGAAGACAGTGAATTATCAAAAGTGTGCGCTACATATGATTTAGAAAATAAAACAATTTATTGGTTTATTCCTACATCTAACAATGCAGAAAACAGCATAGGTGTTGTTTACAATGTTCAAAACGGTAGCTGGTCAAGAATAGATTTTGGACGCACTGCTGCTGTGCCTTATATGGGAGCATTTAAACATCCATATATGTTTGCTCATTCTAGTAGTACAGCAAGTCTTAGATCTCATAATACTGAAGTCAATGATAATGGATCTGCATTGACAGCAACACTTACATCTAAACCATTAGATTTTAATGAAGCTGGTGCATTTAAAAGCATTACATTTGTATCTTTGCAAATGAGAACACTTACAGGAACAGTCAATGTAAGATTGGGAACACAAAACAATTTAGATGACAGTGTTTCATTTTCGTCTTCTACTGCCCTGGATGATGGTTTTGAAAAAATAAATGTACGTCAAACTGGTCGTTTTATAACATTAGAAGTATCAAGTTCAGCAACTGGCGCAAATTGGGCAATGACAGGATTTGATATGTATGGTGTACCAGCTGGGAGAATATGATGTCTTTACTTCCTCAACGTGGACAAGATGAAGAAGCAAACGAATATTTAGACAGAATATTACCAGAACTAAATGAAATATTAGAAAATTCATTATCTGGAACTGCATTTGTAAAAGATGGTAAAGTATTTGTTAAAGTAGTATCCCCACATAATGCTGCTGACAAAGACCTGGAATTAGGCAAAATGCTTACAAACGCTGCTAATATTGTAACAATAGACACTGAAAAGTTGGAAGACGCTGCAATTACAACAGCAAAATTAGCTAACGGTAGTTTAGATCTTACAAAATTTGCTAGTGATATAGAGCCAGTTCAAGTGGTGTCTAACTTGAATAGCATAAGTTCACCCTCTCAAGGGCAAGTTGCTTTTTTAACATCTGACAACAGTTTATACAGATACACTGGTGGCGCTTGGACAAAAGCTGTTCCAACATCTGATTTGACTGGTACAATAGGCAGCACTCAAATTGCTGACAATGCCGTTACATCAAATAAAATTGTATCAAACGCTATTACGGCAACTAAAATTTCTGACAATGCCATAACAGCTGGTAAAATAGCCTCAAATGCCGTTACGGCTGGTTCAATAGCCTCAAATGCTATTATCGCTGGTAAAATAGCTGCTGGTGCAATAGGCACTAATGAGTTAGCAGCAAATGCAATTACAAGCGCAAAACTGGCAACAAATGAATTAATTACATCGTCTGCACAAATAGGCGATGCAACAATACTAACAGCTGCTATAGGTGACGCACAAATTACAAACGCAAAAGTTAATGATTTAGCTGCAAATAAAATAACTGCTGGAACTTTAGCAGCTGATCGTATAGGTGCAAATAGTATTACTTCTGGTAAAATAGCAGCTGACGCAATAACCACTGACAAAATTGCAGCCAATGCAATTACAGCTAGTGAAATTGCTACAGATGCAGTGACAACTGATAAACTTGCAGCAAATAGTATTACAAGTGCAAAATTAGCTACTAGTAATCTTATAACTCAGTCAGCACAAATAAATGATGGCATTATTACTAATGCTAAAATTAATGATTTAGACGCAAGCAAAATTAATGCTGGTATTATTAATTCAAGCAGAATAAACAGTGGCTCTATTGCAGCTGGTATAATTACTACTAATGGCATTGCATTAAATGCTGTTACGCAAGTATTTGTTATGGACACTGGTTTAGGAACTGGTGTACCAGCTTCACTAAGTTGGTCACCAGCTGGCAACAGCAGCATCTATTACAATGCTTTTATAATTGCTGAATTTCAATTTACTGGCAGTACAAATTCTGGAGCGTCAAGTTCAATGAGTGTCATTACTACTGGTGGAAATATTCAAAATTGGACTAAAAATTTTGGAATTACAGGCATTACAGCAGCTAACAGTTTTACCTTGGTGACAGCTTTTGCAAATAATAATGCATTTTTAGGTTTGCAAGGTGGCTATACATACAGTACTGCATTTCAAGGTAATACAAACCTCGGAGCAATAAATGTTGAAGCAGTTGTTTTTATAAGGGCAAGGTAATGGCAGATCTTGTACAAAGATATTATTATGACACTGACGGTAATGTTATACGCAGAGATTTAACAAATGTTTTAAATAGCGACTATCCTAATTTTGTCATTGATGAAAATACATACGACATAAAAACAATTAAAGTTGTTGATGGAAAGATTGTAAATAAAACAGACGATGACATTAAAAATGATAAGGAAACTGCTTACAATAATTTGACTTGGCAACAAAAAAGACTAAGCAAATATCCAGGAATAAACGATCAAATAGATGCAATTTATAAAGGATTTATGGCAATAAAAGAAACAATAACATTACCACAAGAGACACTTAATTGGATTGCTGAGTGCGAAAAAGTCAAAAAAGATATACCGAAAGAGTAAAACCAAAATCTAATGCAGATGATTGGATTAGATTAGAAAAATATATTGAAGATAGCCTTAATACTGGTGTAAGACTTTACAGTGTTGCAGATATTTACAAAGCAATTAGTAAAGGAGAGATGCAATTTTGGTCTGGTAAAAATTGTGTAATTATTACAAGCATACTAATATATCCACAATGCAAAATATTAGACATAGTTGTCGGTGGTGGTGATTTAAAAGAATTATTAAAATTTAAAAAAATTATAACAGCTTACGCTAAACAAAATAAATGCAAATATCTTAGCACTGGTGGTAGGCGAGGGTGGCAAAGAATACTAAATAATGATAAACAAATTGTAACCGTTTTTAAGGAGATATAAATGGGCAGTAAACAAAAAACAGCAACACAAACATCAACAACTGATATTCCAGATTGGATGAAAACTGGTTATGTTGTTCCAGCATTAGACAAAGCAAAAGGTATGCTTGATGATAAGTTTGTTTCATACACAGATGATAGATTTGCAGATAAATCTGATTACACTAAAGATGCAATGACCAAAATATCTGGTATGACAGATATGTCATTAAAAGATAGATCTGATTACATGAACCCATTTACTGGTGATGTAATAGATGCCAGTAATAAAATTATTAAAGATGAAACACAATCTTTGAATACAGATCTACTAGGTCGTAGTTATGATTTAGGTGCAGATACTAACACAAGAGTTGGTGTTGCCCAGGGAGAACTAGCTAGTTCAGCAGCAGAAGCTATTGCAGATAATACAAGAAAATTAAAATTAGCTGGTTATCAACAAGCTGGTCAAGATATGTTGCAAGATTTTAATTTAGGTGTTTCACAAGCTGATAATTTATATAAAGCTGGTGCAGTTGATCAATCGTTTGACCAGCAACAAAAAGATTTTGATTATAGTCAATTTTTAGGTGAACAAGGGCAAGAAGCAAAAAATCTAAATCAATTACTTGCAGCAATAGCTGGTGTGCCACAGACTTCAGTAACAACATCACAAGTGCCTTATACAACAAATCCTCTAGCTACTGCTGTAGGTATAGGCAGTAAAATTATGATGCCACAAGCTGGGTTTATGGCTGGTGTTCCAGGCGCTGGATTTTCACCGTTTGGTTTAGGAACTGGTGGCACTGGTGGTTTTTTTAGAGGTCTTTTTTAATAGGTATAAATTATGAACATATTAGACGTAGCAACACAACCATCTAGCACATCAAAAAGATTTGAAAATTTAAGACGCTATAATGCCCTTCACTCTTTAGGTGATATGCTTATAGCGTATGGCGCACCTACTAAACTTGGTGAAAATAATTTAAATGCTTTTATGCAAATTAGTGAAGCTGCCAATAAAAGAAATCAAAATATTATGCAGCAAGAGCAGCAGTTTAACCAGGCATCGTCATTACTGCCATTAGTAGAACAATACGCTACTTCATTAAATTTAACGCCAGAACGTGTTGCACAAATAAAAGCAAATCCAGTAGCTAATATGCCTTTTCTACAAGCATTACAAACTAACAATATGAGTACGGCATTTGCTAAAACCAAGGCAACTAACAACAACTTAGCGTCACTTCAATTAGCAAAAGCAATGGGTATGCCTATGCTACAAGATAAATCTGACGAGCAATTACAGGCATTGAGTTCTAATATTCAACTGCAACCATTTTTACAAACTTTTATCCAAGAAAAAGCTAAAAGAGGATTTCCAAGTATTCAAGTTATGCAATTAAATAATGGTCAACTTGCTGTATTTGATAAAAACAATATTGGATTTAATAAAGACGGTTCACTTAATAAAGCTAATATTACAATTTTAGGTGACAAAAAACAAAATACAATGAATGTTACTGTACCTTCTTTTAATCAAGAAAAAAATATTTGGGAGCAAAAAACAGTTATACTTGATAAAAATAAACCAGACAAAACAAATTCATATGGATTTGCAGTTGTTGGAGAAACACCAGCAAGACCCATGTTTGCAGAAAAAACTTCAGATACACAAAAAATACAGGACGCATTAGAAACATTACAAGTACCTGGCGCAGATAAAAATAGTGCAGAATATAAAGCAGCAAAGATGTTTTTAGATAAGTATGCTAACCAGGGTAAAATGTCATTAGAAATAGGTGAAGACGGTTCTATAAAATTTACACAAGGTATGCCTGGCGATAGTGGTTTATCAACTAAAATGGCTAATGATATTGACGATCAAATATTAACACTTGGTGAAGATCTTTTAAAATTAGATAATATTTTTAGAAATTTTGATCCATCCTTTTTAACTTTAGGTGGCAGATTTGACCGAGCAAGACTTACTTTTAAAGATCTATTAGCTGGAGCAATACCAGGAATAGACGCTTTAGATGAAACAGAAAAAAGTAGGTTATCTGATCAAACGAATTTCTTTGCAGACGTAGCAGAACGATTTAATCAAATACTTTTAAAAATGTCTGGTGCAGCTGTTATGGAAGGTGAATTTAAAAGACAAGCTGAAGCAAATCCAAACAAAAAAGATACTCCAACTGTTTTCATTTCTAAAGTCAAACGTCAAATGCAATTTATTATTGGCGCATTAGGACGATTGGATAAGTTAAAAAAACAAGGCATATCTGGTGATATGTTTATGCAAGAATTAAAGAAAAATGGTTCTAGCATTTTAGGTGAAACTATAGAAAGTGGTGATGAACATGTTGCCAAATTGATAACAGATAGAGCAGCTGAAATTATACAAGAAAATGAAAATTACGAACAGCCTCAAGCAATTAATTTAGCTGTTAGAGAAGTGTTTCAAGAATTAAACATACCACTTAGTTTTTTAAAATTTTACCGTAATTAATAGGATTTAAAATGACCTTAGATGAATTATTAGAACAAGCAGCACAAGCACAGGACAACAATACACAAATAAATGCAGCTGGTGGTGATTTAGGAAATTTACTTAGTGTTGCTGCTGGTGCTGATAACACTAGTAACGCAAACATCGCAGAAGTGCCAGAAGGCACAACTATTAATACTGGGTTTCAATCAGCTATGGGTATGGGATCAAGAATGGCTGGATCTTTTGCATCTGATATGGGCGAAAGAATAAGAATATTATCCAGGTTTAGTGGCATACCAGTAGAAGATTTCTTTTTAGATCCTAATGGTAAATTAGTTTATAGAACAATAAAAAATGGTGTAGAAACATACAGCCAGGTAGACCCAGGCGCATTAAATTCTTTAGCAACAGTTGCAAAAAATACAGCACTGTCAATGGCACAATCTAATATTGCAGCTTCGCCTACAGATAAAAACTTAGAACTAAGCAACACGTTTAATAAAGAATTAGCAGACACTAAAATTACAGTTGATGATTTATCAGCAATAGGGTCTGGAGCATTATCAGAACTGCCAGCGTCAATACCAGAAATGTTAACCACTGGTGGCGTTGCAGCTGCTCCATTCACTGGTGGAGCAAGTATAATACCTGGTGCAATGGCTGGCGCAGTTGGTGAAGTAGGTAGGCAAACTATTGGTAATTTTTTAGATCCTAGACCAGGTGCAAATATTGACATGGGTCAAGTTGCTATGGCTGCTGCTATTCCTGGAACAATAGAAGGTGTTAGTGCTGGCGCAACTGCGATTAAAAATAAAGTTATGGGTCAATCACCACCACCTGGAGTTATTAATGCATCAGATTTTGGTAAAATAAAAAAAGGTGTAAATGATCAAAGTCTTAATGATTTTATTACTATGGCACGAGATGAATTTGGTATTGATCTGTCACTCCCTCAAGCGTCTGGTCTTAGTTCATTGCAAAAATTAGAACGTAAAGTAAGGCGTAATCCAGAAGCTGGTAATATATATGATGAATTTTTATTTGGAGATGTTTCACCTTTAACTGACCAAGTTATACAAATGGGTGGTCAATACAAACAAGTAAAAGAAGCTATTGAAAATATTTTATTACCTACAATAAATCGTAAACCTGGAAGTTTAGACGCACAGGCAGTTATTGGAACAGCAATAGACGCATCAAGTCAAATAAAACAAAAATTTGTTAATTTAAGATCAAAAATATTTGATAAATTTTACGCTAAAGCACGTATTGAAACGCCACAACTATCATTTAATGTTGCACGTAATGCTTGGAGATCTGTCGAACAAATAATTAAAGAAACATCTGGAACTCCCCAAGGCAAAGTTATACAGCAATTTGCAAATCAATTATACAAAGTTAAAATGAAAGACGGTAAAGTTGTTCCAAAACTTACAAGTGACGGTAAGCCTGTACTTGATGGTGCTGGTCAACCAATACCACAAATGGAATTTAGAACTGACATAGCAAACCTTAATGAAATTAAAAAAGCATTAGATGGTTACATACAGAAAATTGATGACGATGCGCCAGGCGCAGATAAAACAGCAAGATATGCTTTAAATGTTTTAAGAAGTGCATTAGTAAATGGAATGAAAAACGAAAGTCCTAATTACGCTAAAGCACTTAAATCATATGAAAACTTTACTAAAAAGTATATGGATCCATTTGATAATTCTGTTGCTGGAATAATAGGAAGTTTAGGTAAAGATAAAAGTAATGCAGTTAATGCATTAGGTAGAATTTTTTCTAGCAACCAGGTTACACCAGATGCCTTAATGAGATCATTTGAATATTTTAAACAATTACCTGGTGGCGCAGAAATATTTAGAGATGCACAACGTGTATATATAGAGCAGCAGTTTAAAAACATTGTTGAAAAAGTTTCTAATACACAAGCAGCTGATATGTCAGCAAATCTAGCACAACGTGTATACGGTCAATTTTTTACACCAGAAAATTTAAAAATATTAGCTGTCACTATGGACAATCCAAAAGACATAGTAAATATACAAAAAATGGGCAAAGTAATGTTTGCTATAAGAAACACTTTAAGAGAAGGATCGCCAACAGCAACAGATATAAAAGATGCAGATGTTTTATCTACAGGCGCTAAAGCTGCTCAGATTGCAGCAGATGTTGACGTTACAAAACCAGCATCATTAATTGGAGCATCACGACAAAAGTTAGACGATATATTGTATGGCAGAGCATACGAACAATTAGCAAAAATATTTACATCAAAAGACGCATTAAAAAGATTAGAAGCGCTTAAAGAATTAGATCCTAAAGGGAAAACTGCCAGGGCAATAGTAATAGCTGTATTAAACGCAGCTATTGATGGTGAATATGATAGCGTTGAAGGTTTAGATATTGAAGATTTACCACCTACACTAAAAGCAAAAATTGGTAATCTTCAGTGGCAAAAAAATAACTTATTTAGAAATCCTACAAATATAATTCAATGACAGTATCAGAAAAAGTAGCCGTTTTAGAAAGTCGCATGACAGCGCTAGAAAAACGCATAGACAACATGGATAAAAAATTAGATCAACTAATACAAGCTGCATACATGGGTAAAGGTGCATGGTGGATGTTACTAAGAGTAGGTGCAGTTTTTGTATTAGCGTCTGGATTGGTAGCCTGGTTAGTAGATAAGCTACTAAAATAATGATAGATCCAATTACGTTAGGTGCTGCTGTAAGTACAGCCACAACTGCCTATTCACAAATAAAAAAATTAATACAAACAGGGCGTGAGATAGAAGAACTATCTGATACTGTTGGAAAATGGATGAGTGCAGTATCTGACATAGATAACATTAATAAAAGTTCTAATAATCCATCTACATTTGATAGATTGTTTAATGGATCTGTCGAAGAAGTAGCTATGAAAAGCTACAGCGCAAAAATAAAAATACAAAAGCAAAGAGAAGAACTTAAAAACTGGATTGTAGGTCATTATGGTTTAGCTGGCTGGGAAAATTTATTAAAAGAAGAAGGACGTATAAGAAAAGCCAGGCAAGAAGCTATCTATGCTAGAGAAGAGCAAAAAAGAAAAATGCGTGACTATACGATTATAGGTATTGCTATGCTTATAGGTTGTGCCTGTATTTTTTGGGGGATTTGGTTTGTGTCTGTGGCAGTTACGACAAGATAATGCTTTATAATTTAATATATTATTTACTTTTATTTATATGTGTATTTTCTATTTTAGCTATAGTTGTTTTAGCAAGAGATAAAGAACATACAACTTGCAGATTAGCTAAACAGTTATTAGAAGACAAAACAAGGATATGTGTTTACGTTGGCGCAAATTATACACAATGGAATGAATATGTTCCTATCGGTGCTGGTGAGTGTCCTAGAGAAATAAAATGTAAATACAGACCAAATGAAAAACCATTTACATTAAAAAATGTAATAAAAAGTATTAAGGACAGTTTTAAATGACACAAAAAAAACTACAGCCTAAATCAAAATATAACGATTTAGATTTAGATAAAAATGGTATTGTTAGTGATTTAGAAATTGAAATGGCAGAAAAACTTACAAGACTAGAAAATAATGACAAAAAGGATGATCAGATAAGATTAATGGCTATGATCTCTCTTATAAGCGTCATAGGACTAGTATTATTAGTTTTAAGTCCAATTATACCAGATAAACGTGTTGAACTGTGTACGGCTCTTATATCGACATATATAGTTACAAATTTAGGTATATTAGCTACATTTATGGCAACCAGTGCCTGGTCAAAAAAAAATGGCAGTGAGTAATAATGCTATGGGTGTTAATAGTCATACTTCATGGAACGGATATTAAAGAAAATGTTTTTTTCTCAGATCTTAATACATGTTTGTCATTCGCAGAAAAAATTAGAAAACAAAACACTCACCAACAAACAGCATTTAGCCAGGTATATGTCACAACTTACTGCATACCTAAAAAGAAAGATGAATAATGGAACAAAGTATTGAAAACTTTGAAGGAACAAAAAATGTGTTTTTAGGTGGGTCTTCTGATTTAGAAGTGGGTATCCAACTTATCTATGATATGAAACATCATATTCCAGATTTTCTATTAGCAACCATTTATTTCTTTGTATGCTACGCAATCTTTTTATGGATAACAAAAAAAATTAAAGGTTAATGGTTGAAAACTTTTTACATATTGTATTATAAATTGTTAACAAAATTTTATAATGGAGATTAACTTGATTGGAACTATTATATCTGCTGTAAGTCCTATTGTTGATAAATTTGTTGAAGATAAAGGTCAAAAAAATAAATTAAAAGCAGAACTCGAACAAAGTTTAATATCTTTAAATCTTGCCCAGGCACAAGCAAATATAGAAAGTGCAAAACATAGTTCTTTATTTGTCGCTGGCGCTCGTCCAGCTATTATGTGGATATGCGCCCTGGGTTTAATGTTTCATTTTATTATATTTCCTATTGCAGAATGGATTATAACATTGTGGTATCCAAATTTATTTTTACCAAGTTTAGAAACTGATCAAATACTTGGATTGACACTTTCATTATTAGGATTGGGTGGTATGAGATCATGGGAAAAGGCAAAAGGTGTTGCTAGAGGATCATTAAAAGAATAATGGCAAGAAAACGTATAAAACTTACGTCAAAACATAAATCGCCATCTGGTGGATTAAATGCAGCTGGTAGAAGAGCAGCTAGAGCGCAAGGATCTAATTTAAAAGCACCAGTATCATCGAAGCAAGCAAAAAAGTCACCAGCAGCTGCAAAACGTAGAAAAAGTTTTTGTGCTAGAATGAAGGGTATGAAGAAAAAGTTAACAAGTGCCAAAACTGCTAGAGATCCCAATAGCAGAATTAATAAGGCGTTACGTAAATGGGATTGTTAAAAAGGAGAAAATATTATGCCAATGGTTAAAGGAAAAAAATATCCATATACAAAAGCTGGAAAAAAAGCAGCTGCAAAGGCAATGAAAAAAACTAAAAAAGGTAAAAAGTAAATGAGTTTATACAGGAACATTCATGCTAAAAGAGCCAGGATAAAAGCTGGATCTGGTGAAAAAATGAGAAAGCCAGGAACAAAAGGATCTCCAACTAATGCTGCATTTGTAGCTGCTGCTAAAACAGCTAAAAAACCTAAACCTAAGAAAAAGAAGAAAAAGTAATGCTAAGTCCAAAATCTATGAATGAACTTATTGCTGAAATAAAATTAGATGAAGGTGCTGTTGTAGAACATGGAAGACACATTGCATACCAGGACAGTGAAGGCTATTACACTATAGGTATAGGTAGACTAATAGATGGTAAATTGCCTGGTGCTGGTTTAAGGGAAAGTGAAGTAGAACAAATGCTACAAAACGATCTTACAGAGTGCATAGAAGATTTACAGAAAAGTTTTCCCTGGTTTGATGAATTACCAGATCTAGCAAAAAAAGCATTAGTAAATATGCGTTTTAACTGTGGTATGCCACGCCTTAGAAAATTTGTTAAAATGTTAGATGCTTTAGAAAAAGGCGAATTTAATACAGCAGCAGTAGAATGTTTAGACAGCAAATGGAGTGAGCAAGTAGGCGCACGATCTGAAAGAATTGCTGAACTCTATCGATCATGCGCTATTTAAAATTAAATTAAATTCATTTGATTAGCGTCTGACGTATCTTGAAAAGTAATGTCAACTAATTGATAGTCTGGCGATTTTGGAAATTTACTTTTTATAATACGTCCAGTAGGTTTTAACTTTTTAAGATCTTCTACTGATAGTATCATTTTTCTGTCATTATGAATTAAAGTCATCCCACCTTGTTTTATTGCTTTACGAACTTCATAATCACGTACAGATAATTTTTCTCCCATCCACAATTTAGTTACAGTTTTTGTAAACATTTATTATCCTTTCTTTTTATCTTGATCTTTACATTTAACGCACAAAACTTCTGTAATGCCCTGTGTTTTTAAAACAACTTGGTCTAAGCCTTTTGCTTGATAAGTATACACAACTTGTTTTTTATCTAAAACTTGTGCTGGTAAAAACTGTTCTTTACAGTGTTTGCATTTCCAAATTTTACTCATTTATCTTTTTCTCCATTTCTATCTGTAATATTGCCTTCCCCAACACAGCTGGTATTTGTGGTACAACTGCATTACCTAGTCCTTTAAGTCTGTTGGCTCTGTTTTTTTGCCCTTCGGCAACTCTTGGCGTACCTTCTTCCCATCCATCTCCCCAATGTCTGTCCAACCCTTTGGATAACCCATCAATAGTTCCACCCATTCTGCCGACAGTGTTCCCTCGCCTGTGTTCCTCACTTCTGGAGAGTTCCCTAGCATTTTCTGCATCTTTCCCCCCACTCTTCCTGCTGCGTCCTCGTTGGCTGATGGAGTTAGAAACATCTTTTTGTCGTGTTCGTGCTGCATCACCACTTCTGCAAAGTATCTCCTGTCTCTCCGATGATTGAATGATTTTTGTCCTATTTTTGAGTGGTTGCTGTCGTTTGCTCTCGGAGTAGGCCACATCTTCGGATTGTCTCTCACTGCCTGGTTTATCGTATATTGTGCGTGATGACCGCTTGGCCTGTTTTTCGTCCATTTCGGCTGCGTTCCTCTGTTCCCCATGTTTGCATCTGGAGTGGGCCACAATCCAACACCTGTATCTTTGATGCGGTGCGTTGACTGCTGAAGCAGGTAATACAAACGTCTGCACTTCGTAGCCTTCACTTTCCAGGTCAGTACACACCTGCTCGAATACC